ACCCCGGTGGAAGCATAACTTTAAAATCTGGTGGTAATAATCAAAATTTAGCAAATGGATTTCAAATTGTTATTACTTCTGCTGTTCAATCATTGCAAGGAACAGATCTTACAAACCAAGGTGGATTTTATCCAGAAGTTATTAATGATGCATTAGATAAATCAGCAATTTTACATCAGCAACAACAAGACGAATTAGATAGGTCTATAAAATTCTCACTAACTAATACTATTGGTAGTTTAGAAATTACAGAATCTGCTACTGCTCGTGCCAACAAAGTAATGGCATTTGATAATGCAGGTGAGTTTTCATTGCTTAATGAAATAGGAACATATAGAGGAAATTGGTCTGCAAGTACTTCATATGTTGTTAGAGATCTTGTTAAAGATACAAGCACTAATAATGTTTTTATGTGTAATGTTGCACATACCTCATCAGGATCACAACCTTTAACTACTAATACTGACTCTGCAAAATGGGATCTAATTGTTGACGCAGCAACAGCAACAACTTCTGCAACTAACGCAGCATCATCAGCTACGGCAGCAGCCAGTTCTGCAACAGCAGCAGCGTCATCACAAACGGCAGCAGCATCAAGTCAAAGTGCAGCAGCCAGTTCACAAAGTGCAGCAGCCAGTTCCGCATCAACCGCATCTACAAAGGCATCGGAAGCTGCAACAGCTAAGACCGCAGCAGAAACTGCACAAGCAGCAGCAGAAACTGCATTAGATTCTTTTGATGATAGATATCTAGGTGCAAAACAATCTAACCCTACGCTAGACAATGACGGCAATGCACTTATAGATGGAGCGTTATATTTTAATACAACAGTAAATAGAATGAGGGTTTATGACCTTGGCAATACGACATGGCTAGAGGTAACAATTGTTGGGTCAGATCTTGCAAATACTAATACAGTTGCAGGTTCAATTAATAACGTCAATACAGTAGCCGGAAGCATATCAGGAGTAAATGCTGTAGCTAATAATGCGACTAATATAAATGCAGTAAATAGCAACGCAACTAATATAAATTCCGTAGCAGGTTCTATTTCAAATGTAAATGCAGTAGCTAGTAACGCTAGTAATGTAAATACGGTTGCTTCTAATATTAGTAATGTAAATGCAATTGCAACAGACATTGCAAAAATACAAACGGTTGCAAATGATTTAAACGAAACAGTTTCTGAAATTGAAACAGCAGCTAATGACTTAAACGAAACAACATCAGAGATAGATACAGTTGCAAATGCTATTACTAATGTTGATAATGTTGGAAATAATATTGCAAACGTAAATACAGTTGCAGGGATTAGCAGCAATGTAACTTCGGTAGCAGGTAACTCAGCAAATGTTAATTTAGTTGCAGGGTCAATAACAAACGTAAATAACGTAGGTGGCAGCATTGCTAATGTTAATACTGTTGCGTCTAACCTTAGTGGTGTAAACTCTTTTGCTGCAAGATATAGAACAGATAATACTGGTAATAATCCATCTAGTAGTTTAGATGCAGGTGATTTATTTTATAACCAACAAAGCGGAAAACTTCTTGTTTATAACGGAGTTAGTTCTGCATGGGAAGAAACCCAATCTGTTGGTAATTTCTTTATAAATACTATTGGCAACTTTAGTGGTACTGGTGGTAATAGTGCAACATTTAATAACTCTGCCTATAAATTTACTTTAAGTAATGCAGGTCAGTTTGCCCAGCAAATGTTGGTTAGCATTAATGGTGTTATCCAAAAACCAAATACTGGTACAGGACAGCCTAGTGAAGGTTTTGCGTTAGATGGTGCAAACATTGTATTTAGTTCTCCACCTGCTAGTGGTGCTGATTATTTTATTATTACCATTGGTGCATCAGTAAGTATTGGTACTCCAAGTAACAACACAGTAACAAGTGCGATCTTACAAAACGGATCAGTAATAACCGCTAAGTTGGCAGATCAGGCGGTCACTTTAGATAAGTTATTACATGGCGATAGCAATAGTAACGGAAAGTTTTTAAGAGCTAATAATGGTGCTGACCCAAGTTTTGAAACTATAGATTTAAGTGGATTTGTAGCTTCAACTGGTGGTACTTTTACAGGTCTAATTAATGCTTTTGGTGGTATTTTATTAGGTTCAAATGATACAATTAAATTTGATTCAGATGATGCAGACGTTAATCATATAAGTTTTAAAGGGCCACTTTCTTTAAGTAGTACAGTTACTTATACACTTCCAGAAGATGGTTCTAACGGACAGTTTTTAAAAACAAATGGTAGTGGTGTACTTAGTTTTGATACAGTATCTACAGACCTAGTAGCTGATACATCACCACAGCTAGGCGGTAACTTAGCAAGTAATGGGAATGATATTCTCATGGCTGATGGCGATAGTATTAAAATTGGTACTGGTAATGATCTTCTCATATACCACGATTCAAATAATAGTTATGTTCAAGATAATGGTCATGGTGACTTATTTATACAAAGTCAATCAAACATTAAAATAAAAGCTGGTGATGAAGATAGTATTATTTGTAATGATGACGGAGCCGTAGAGCTATATAACGACAACACTAAAGTTGCTGAAACTGGAACATCTGGTCTCAAGATTTTAGTTGCTGGACAAGCCGATATTCGTATAGGTTCTTCGGATGCTGGTGGTGCTGCTATATTTTTAGATGGTGATTCTAACGGTGATATTTCTGGTGGTGACTACTCTTATATTCGTCACACTACAAGTGGTGATTTAGAAATAGTTGCAGACAAACCGAGTGGAGGTGCTTCTATAAGATTTAAAGCTAATGATGGAAGTACATACTTTAGTAGTATTACTTCAGATGGTCATTTTGTTCCATACGCAAATAATACTTACGATTTAGGTACATCATCATATCGTTGGAGAAACGTCTACACCAATGACCTTAACTTATCTAACGAAGGTGGTGCTAATGATGTTGACGGAACTTGGGGAAGTTATACTATACAAGAAGGAGCAGAGGATCTTTTCTTAGTGAACAAACGCAATGGCAAAAAGTATAAGTTTGCTCTAACGGAGGTGTCATAATGGCATTAAATTTTGCTTCTGGTACACAAAATTTTCCAGCTAAAATTGTTCAAACTGTTCAGCAACAAGCTGCTAGTAGTGTTACTACCACAAGTGGAAGTTATCAAGAAATTACTGAGTTGTCAAAAACTCTTACTCTTCAACATTCAAGCAATAAAGTTATTGCTACTTTAGTGTTACAAATACAAGCTTATGGAGATCGTGATAGAAGATGTGAAGCTGCAATTTTTCATACCAATATGAATAATCGTTTTACACAAGCTACTACAGGAGAATATCACACAGGAGATAGTGGTTCTTATAGTTTTGGTCAACAAACACATTCAATCTTAGTCACTCCTAATGCTAGTTCGATGACTTTTAAAGCAGGATTTAGAAGTGTAGATGGTTCTACCGTAGGGATTCAAGGATCTGCTAGTTATTGGAGATCATATTTCGTATTACAAGAGGTACATTTCTAAATGATTTACGACAAAATAACAGCACTAACTCATCTAAAACCTAAGAAAGAATGGGTTTGGAATGGAACAGATTACTCTGGCTTTACATGGTTAGAAAGTGATACTGCACCTACTGAAGCTGAGATAGATGCTGAAGTAACAAGATTAAATAATGCAGAACCTATGAGATTACTGCGAATTGAAAGAGATGCAAGATTAGCAGAAACAGATTGGATGGCTAATTCTGACGTTACCATGACAGATGCTTGGAAGACTTATAGACAACAGTTGAGAGACTTACCAGCTAGTGTAAATCCTAAACTTGATGCACGAAGTGAGTTAGATTTAACATCAGTTACTTGGCCCACAAAACCTAGCTAACTATGGGATTAACACAAGTATCAACAGATGGTGTCAAGAATGACGCAATCACAAAAGTTAAAATACCAGCAAACCAGATAGAAGCTAGTGAACTGGCAGATAACGCAGTCGATACAAACGCTATCCAAGATCAGGCAGTAGACTTAACTAAGCTACCTCATGGTACAGGATCTAACGATGGTAAGTTTTTACGAGCAAACAACGGAGCAGATCCTACATTTGAAACAGTAACAAGTACAACAATAAATGGTAATACTGATCACAGAGTTATTACTGCTACTGGAACGGCAAATACTTTACAAGGTGAGTCTGGATTAACTTATAATGGTAGCAGCCTAGGAGTATCAGGATCAGTTGCAATGACAGGTGGCAGTCTATCTTTAGATGGACACCCATTAGTCGGGACTGCTAATTTTACTGATATATCAGGTGGTTCATACGCAGCAAGACTTGGTTCAACAGGTTCATCTACTATAAGATCAACTCAAATATATGGTGGCGGTAGTCACATTGCAACTTTTGATGGAGTTAACAATAGGCTTGGTATAGGTATAACAAATCCCAACACAACACTAGAATTTTTAGCACCATCCGTTAACTCTAGCACTGTCTCAGCAACTAATTGTAAACAATTAGGTCAGTGGATTCAAGCTGGTAGTATGAGTAATACATCAGGCGATATTCAAACTGGAATAGCTTTTGCAGAGGGTTTCTCAGGTTTATATTCTATTGATGGAGGGGCAGGTGCTACTCAACACCTAGGATTTTTTACTGGTGCTGCTGCTGCGGTTTCAGAACGTATGCGTATAGATTCGTCTGGAAATGTAGGTATAGGTACTGGTTCTAATGCTATTCAAGCAAACCTTCATGTTGAAGCATCAGTTCCAGTTATTAGAATGAAAGATAGTGATAACAATTCTGCTGTGCAGTTTGTAGGTCAAGATGGAAGTGTTAGATATGATGCTGATAATGACAATATAGCTGCTAATTCACACCATGCTTTTAATACAGATAACGTAGAACGTGTTCGTATTCAAGCTGAAGGTCTAACCTTTAACGGAGACACCGCAGCAGCCAACGCACTTGACGATTATGAACAAGGTACTTACACGGCTCATTTTAATGTAGAAGGACAAAATAATATGTCAATGAGTGGTCGTGTTGGGGTATATGTAAAAGTTGGTCAAATGGTAACTGTTATGGGAGGTGGAACAACATCTGGTGTTAGTGGTGCTGGTACTGGTACTGCAATTATGTTTACTAATCTTCCTTTCCCAGTAATAAACACATCTTCTTCGTTTGGTCATCCTTTTCCCGTTAAACTGTACAATCTCGATTCATCTGGATTAAGTTCCATGTCTGGAAGTCAACCATATCATTTTATGGGAAGATTATTTACTGATGCTACAAGTGGAAGAATTGAAGGAGAACAGGCAGGTGGTGCACAAAATGCTGTTAACTCTGCATTATGTCTTTCTAGTAATTCTGAAATACAATACATGTTCACTTATAGAACAGATGCTTAGACCGAAGCTATGTCTATAAACTAAGCCATAAACCTGTTTTAATCGGAGATTAATCCTAATGGCACTAGCCGAATCAATTGAATACGACAAAATAGAAGTCGTAACTAAATACAAACATGTGCTTGTTAGAAAAGCAACTGTCATCAAAAAAGATGATAAGGAACTAACAAGGTCTTTTGAAAGATACACATTAAACTGTGGTACATTAGATCTTTCGGGTAACTTTATAGATAACCCATTAGATAAAGAAGCTGATGGTGTAACTGCAATCCCAGATGAAGTTAAAGGAATTTGCAATACAGTTTGGACGACTGATGTAAAAACTGCTTGGAAAACTAAGCTACTTGAAGAAAAAACAAATTCCCCA